GGAGCCTGTTGTACTAATACCCACAGAAATACCTGTTCCTGAAGCACCTGTAGTTCCGGGAGTTTCGTTATAAATTGCCAACTGGCCTCCTCCTGCTAGGAACTGATCGCCAGCCGTGGTTGTATATGAATGAGCATGCCCGGGGTCATTGACAGAGGCTGTATGTGAGTGACTAACAACAGTAGCATCCTTACTACCTCCAGTCTCTTCCAAGGTATCGAACAGAGCATCAGCACCATTCAAGCCTACCATCACTCTACCAGCACCGAAGGCTACCCAAGTACCGAAGCCTAACAATGTAGCAGGATTAGTCGTGGAGCCAGCGTTAATGTAGACAGAACCGACAGGATACGCTGCTTGCAGAGCTGCTGTTACAAATGCTGTGGTAGCAATCTGGGTGGTGTTAGTGCCTGCTGCTGCTGTGGGAGCCAGAGGAATCCCTGAGAACGTAGGACTTGTAGTGTCAGCCTTAGAGTCAATAGCAGTAGCGATATTGTTAAATTCAATATCAAACTCAGTGCCTTTGATAATCTTTAACGGATTGCCTGAGGCCAGTGAGTCTTTACTGGCAAAGTTAGTACTTTTAACGTAAGAGGTCATTATAGAATCTTTCCATTTTTATTTGTGTTGTGCTCATCCAAGTAAGCAATTGCGTTGGCAAGAGCAGGAATAGATTCTTTAAAAAGACCTAACCCTGCATTACAGGAATGACAAAGCAAGGCTCTAACTTTCCCTGTTGTATGACAATGGTCAACATACAGTTTCTGTTTAATAGAGTCTGCTTCATCAATACCACAGATAGCACATTTATGATTTTGAGCAACTAAAAGTTTAGTATGCTCTTCTCTTGTCATGTTGTATTGAGTCTTTAAATGGTAATCTCTACCATAAACTCTCATCTTTGCTTTCCGGTCTTCAGTAAGAGGATCCGCTTTAATACAAGTTTTACAGATAGTCTTATGGCCTGATTTTCTATCTGTGGTCTTGTAATACTCTGTTAAGGGTTTTTCAATACCACAACGCTTACATACACAAGTCATAGAATTTTCCCGTTCTTCGCTTGCAGCTCCAACTTCTGGATACTCAGGGCTGAACCATTGATGTCTGCTTCGTAGCCGGTCTGAACAACCTTACCTGCTCCTGTAGGGTATGCAACGAGTGTTTGCAGAGAAATACCATCAGAAAACTCTGTACCACTAGTATTATACTCGCTAATTCCAAATTCTGCAATACCCTGAGTAGGAATTTTTGCAGTTTGTGAATAAAAGTTTTCCTTGAAGTCGTATCCCCACTTGATTGTCACATATTGGTTAGTACCACCAATGACAACAACAGAGAGTTTCTTCAGGACAGAACTTACCGAAGGAGCGCCTAAGTCTGTGTGGTTAGTAAAGTACTGGAAGCGGTATAAGTTACCGTTATCCTGATACCCACCATATTGACCTACATAGCCTGCTTTACCGATCAGTAAGCTCTTATCTCGCATGTAGCAGAAGCTCTTAGGCTCCAAGCTATCCCATGTAGTCACTCGACTAGAACCATCCTGTAAGACAGTCTTCATGTCAAAGCAGTACACAGTCTTGAGACTAGGTAAAGACAACAGGTAGAAGGACTCAAAAGGACTGTAGACAGACTTGATTGTACTAAGCACTTCACCCGCTACAGCACTCATCAGGTCATTACGTACGTTCTTAGACAAGTCACGGAAAGGTGCTGACTTCTCTTGGATTGTACGCAGTACGCTACGCACACCTGTATCCGACAGGAAGATAACATCTGAGCCTGTGTTCTGAATTGTGTCTCTAGCGATGCAGCCAATGCCTGTCAGGGAGTCAGAAATCTTGAATACACCTGCTGAGAGTACATCCTGAGCACCTGAGTATACCAAGATATTACTCTTACCAAAGATGAATAAGAATCCATTGTGAGAGGCTAAGCCTGTAATGTTATCTGCACCGTTAGGCCACACAGAAGATACGTCGATAGAGCCTGTAGAGCCTGCTGCCCACTTATGTCCGGAAAGGATGTCTGACCAATAGATGACAGCTTTCTCAGCAGCCAAATCAGCCACCCACAGACGACCGTAAGCTGACAATACAATGTTACCTGCGGGAACTGTACCTGTGTAGCCTGACTTCTCAGACACTCGGCGATAAGTAGTAGTACTTACAGCAGGGTCGACCACCAGAGGATCATGTCCAGTTTGGAAGAAATACAAGCACTCGTTCAAGGCTGCAATCTGCCAGTTGTTAGCTGTGATCGTAGGAGCTACACCGCCACCACCGTAGGTCAACATAGTCAGTGTATTACCTACAAGCTTGAACAGCTTATTGTTACCTGCCACGATGGTGTATTCAACACCGCTATCTGTCACCAGTTGACCCATGGCTTCTACGTTAGCAGAGCCTAAGTCAGCATTGGCTGTGTTCTTTGGTGTCCAGCCTTTACGAGCACCTACACGGCCATACTGGTCAATAACACAGTTAACTGCTGTCAGGGCAAAGCCAGAGGCTAAGTCCAGTGAACTGTCCTGTGTGTTCAGGCCATAAAAGCCCGGTGCTGTAATGCTAAATGTTTGAAGAGCTTGGGCCATAGCTTACACAGCCTCCCAAGTCTCTTCCTCAACATAGCGAGAACTTTCGATAGCGATAGCGTCAGCCAAGGAAGCTTTGTACAGGCCATAGGCTTCGGTGCTGTTCAAGCCACCGTCTTCACCTCGCTCAACCAAGGCACGGGCAAAGGCTCCTAAGACTACAGGCTCTTTAGGAACCAGCATTGTCTGAGCATCAGTTGTTAGCTCAGCTTGAGGGATGTACAGGTTAAAGTACAAGGTCAAGCCAGCAGAAGGTACAGGATAGAAGTCAACCTTGGTGTCACCGTTAGTGTGGATACCGTTAAAGTTGTAGTACATCGGATTGCCTGCGCTTGTGTTGTTCAACAAGTATTCAGACATCTTAGATGTGGTCAAGGCACGGATAGTGGACTTGTTGGTAATGTCTTGAGCATCAATGACTTTAAAGCGAGTACCCGAACCATTAAGCACATAGCCATAAGTGTTGGCTAAGGTCTCAATCATCAAGGTATCGGTTAAGGCATTCCATGCGTAGGCATCTTCTACTTGTCGCTTGGCATCATTTACCAACCTACCAACAAGCTTCGATAATGTGTTTTCATTGACTGTCGTGACTTCAGGTTCGCGCATACGAACCAATACGTCATTGACAAGCTCAAGGTATGTTGGCAGGGCCATCAAAGTTCTCCGTTAAAATATATTGAAGGATTCTCGCTACGCTTCGAGGCCATATTCAGATTCCTTCTTTCTTAAACAATTCAAAGGTGCAGATGGTACTGAAAGAGCTACCAGCTTCGTCCTGCATTACTACAGTATCGCCTTCTTCCATGACTACGTAAGCTCCTCCGTCCATGCGTACATACGAGCCTGCGGCAATTGTACCGTTATGTACATATAGGTCAGTGCCGGTGCTACTATCTCGCCAGTAAACAGAAATAGATTTGGTAGAACCGCTATTGTTGAACAGGTACATCAGGTTCCACTTAGCAAAGTAGCCTAGAGGAACTGTGTATATTGTTGTTGGTGTCGCTGCTGTTAGGTTAACACCTACCGATACTGGACGTGTCATTGACTAGGAACCTCGTCAGTAACGCTATCGCTGGGAAGTGGCGTGTTGCCCTCGGCCAGCCATTTCAGGTACTCGGCGTAGTTATTCATGCTGCTTTCCTTTCTTTGCATCTATCGAAGTGCCAGCGCTTTGCGCCGCCGTGGTCTTTCACTGATTTATTGCAGTGAGGGCACACAACAATGGGCCTATTGCGATTTGCCTCAGCCATCCTGCGTTTTGTTTCCTCGCTGGCAACAAAGCCAATCCGACCATTACCCCGACCGCGTTTTGCCTCGGAAACTTTGGTCGCAAACTCAGGGCCGCGCTTTTGACCAAGCATTGCGATCCGCAGCTTCTGCTTTGTTTCTTCGCGCAGACTGCGCCCCAGCTTTGCTTCGCGCATCTTCTGTTTGGTTTCGTCAGAGAACGGGCACTGGCTTGGTTTACCTGTGAGTTGCTTGCTCACCTGTTCTGCATATTCTTGACGGGCGATCTGGTAGGTCGTTGAGTTGACCTGACCATACTTGCCAAAGTTGCTCATCATGAAGAACGCACGAGAAGCCGCGCCGCCAAGAGCACGGGCCAGCATCCAATGGGCGATGAAATGCTGTCGGGCTGTCAGTCGAATCAAGTTGTCAGCGTCATCAGAACCGCCAAGGCTGCGGGGCATGATGTGATGCACCTCCGCATAGCCATCCACAGACTGCCCACGTAGAAAGCCTATAAATCGCTGGTAGCGGTTGTAATGATGCTGGCTTTGAATCATGGCAACAGTTTAGCGATTGTTTCTGCAATCCACTCATCAGTCACTGTGCCGCCTTCTTCTGCTGGCTCTGGTCGGTTTCCCTCTTGAAGCCATTTTGCAAATTCAGCGGCATCTGTGTTGGCGGGGTCAAAAGGGATGCTTGTGTTGCCGTTACGCAGCACAGAAGCAGGTTGCCCTGCGCGGTCGTTGAAGATTTTGTAGGTGTCCATTTACAGCTCCGCAGAAAGTTGGATTCTTGAGGCGTCATTTGTAGCTTGCAAATAGACTACACGCCCTGCTGTTGCGCTTGTTGTAAGCACAATATTGGGGTTAAAACTTTTTGAATTTGATGCGCCAATCCCTATGGTCGAAACAGTCCAATTCGTGCCATACCCATCTTCAACTCTAAACGTAGAGACTGTAGACAGTGTTGGGGTTGCCCTCATTTCTACTGGGTGAACGCCACCATACGTTATGTAAATGTCGGCATTGCCGTAGCACGTACCCATAGCAAAACCTGTTCCGTCATTTCCAGCTTGTCTTTGCATTGATCTGAAATACCGCTGGCACATCATCAACTCACGCCCGTAGTCCCTGCGCTCAAACGGGGAAGCAACGCTGCCAGCTTCAAGCTGTACGCCTGTGATGTAGAAGGTGGCTCCGGCAGTAGCACTTAGCTTCACAGAGCCAGATGTTGCAAACGAGTGGGATGCCACCCAAGAACCCGCCGTGGCTTGGTATGTGCTGCCCGAACCCAAATCCCATTTAACGCTAATACCTTTGCCGTTGTTTGTTACCCATGTTCCAGAGGCGTCACCAGCAATGGTTACCGTTTTCTGTTCCCATGTGTTTGCTGCGCTTACAGAATATGTAAAAACATATGATCTGTTTTCAGCAGAGTTAACCAGACCGCCTGAATAAGTGCCTGTGCCGCTTGCACGAACCCAAAAGGACAATGTGACGGTTTGAGCGTTGGCGGTTCCCCATCCTAAGTCCGCTACGTTGAAGCCTTCAATCACTTGGTACAGTTGACCATAATCGCCAGCAGCTAAAGAGCCATCAGCAGTACCCACTGTGATTTTAAGACTGTTATTAAAACCCGTAGGAACTGTTGTGTCTTGCTGTACGTTAAACAAAGCACCGCCGCCGCTGTTTACAGTCCAACGATCAAGTGTGTACCCTTGTGAGCTAGTTACTTGAGCCCCAGCGTTCCTTTGGTCGATGACCATATTTCCGTTCAGAATTCTGTTGCGGAACCCCATACCTGTAGAGGCATAAGTAGCGAGATTGGGGCTGTATGCTTGCACATCAGTGCCAATAGCAAGACCCAAAGATGTACGTGCAGCAGAAGCTGTAGTAGAGCCTGTACCGCCATTGGCAATAGCAATAGTTCCTGTTACGTTAGCTGCGTTGCCTGTAATGTTACCAGAGACTTTAGAGCCAGCTAAAGAAGTAATCCAAGCAGGGTCTGCGTACGAACCTGTAGTGACTACGCCATTAGTAACCGTACCGGCGTTGCCTGTGATAGAGCCTGTAATCGTCTGGCTAAAGGTTTTAGCGCCTGTGATTGTCTCTGTACCGCTGATATGCACGAGATCGGCAGGGTTAATAGAGGCGGCAGAAGCAGCAGCAGCAGTTGCGCTATTAGCCGCAGACGTAGCCGAAGAAGCCGCGTTAGTGGCAGAAGTAGCTGCATTAGAGGCGCTAGTGGATGCGGAAGATGCACTAGACGAGGCGCTAGAAGCTGACGATGCAGCAGCAGTCTCAGAAGCCAAGGAAGCAGAAGCACTGGCAGCAGCGTTAGTAGCTTGAGTAGTTGCTGCAGAGGCGCTGGAGGCAGCGGAAGATGCAGAAGCAGCAGCGTTAGTCTCGGCAGTCTCTGCATTGTTCTCAGATGCCAGAGCAGCACTAGCCGATGCAGCCGCAGCCGAGGCACTGCTTGAAGCGTTAGAGGCAGAAGTAGCTGCCGCTGACGCGCTAGAGGCTGCATTAGTTGCAGATGTTGAAGCACTAGAAGCACTGGAAGCAGCAGCGGAGGCGCTTGATGCAGCATTGGTAGCTGCTGTCTCTGCATTGGTTTCCGCAGTTTCAGCGTTGGTCTCAGCAGTCTCTGCATTGGTTTCTGCTAACTCAGCAGCGGCTTGAGCAGCCAAGGCAGCATCACGAGCAGCCTGAGACTGAACCAAGAACTCTTGGAACTCTGTGGTGTCTGAATCAGAAGTGGCAGAGCCTGTGCCACCGGGTCCACGATATATCGTCATTTGAGTTCCTTAGCTTTCTTAGCTTGTTTAACTACTTTAGCAGGTTGCTGTTGTTGCTGCACTTCAGGAGTAATCTCATACCATTCAGGATTCTCTCTAAAGCTCTTGATGTCTACTTCACGAGTAACTGTGGCAATGGTCTGAGGACGATTGCTATGTTTCATCTGAAAGCTTACCATATACATATCTCCTTTATTTATTACTCATAGATAATAAGTAGTAAACAAAAGAGAGCCCCGAAGGGCCCTCCTCAATCATCAGGCAGCCGAAGCGTCCACAACGATTGGCACTGCGCCGTAGTCACGCAGCTCAGCAGCGCCGTACAGAGTGTCAGCAGTGAACAGAGTACCGAGGTATTCTTGTTTGTACTGAGTCTGCGAACGCACACCGATCTGCTCAACCAGAACAGCCCAGTCGCGGTGGAACATCAGAGCCACACGGTCAGAAGCAGTGTTACCAGAAGCGGTATCGCAGTTGGTAGACACATACACTTTCACGCCGTAGATGTCGCCGAACTCACCGTTCATCAAGGTAGAGCCATTGCCCTTAAATGCCTGCTCGGTGAAGCGGTTGATGCCCAACATGCTGTTACGAGCAACAGGAGGAACCACCAAAGCGCGGCCATCCATAGGCACGTCTTGGTCATCCAGCAACTGGATAGCAGCACGGATACCAGCGTCAGCGATGTTGGCAGCGTTGGAAGTACCGGCAGTGTAAGCAGCACCGGTAGAACCGATGATACCACCAGCGTAGTCAGCGTTAGCAGCGTTACCGCCACGAGCTGCACGAGCCAGTTGGATCAGAGTGGTGTCAACCTTCTTAGCCAGAGCGTGACCAGCGTCATCAGTGTAGAAGCTACGCAGGCTCGACAGAGCTTGGGCTTCAACGATGTCTTCGATCAAGCGGCTGTACTCGAAGTGGTTGTTGATTGGCACAACGATTTCGCCTTCGGTTGCAGCAATCAAGGTAACTTGGTTGCCAGCAGTCTTAGCGGAAGCAGTACCGCGAGTAGGCACGGGAATGTGAACGGTGTCACCTTTCTTGCCCTTGAAGCTCATCTTCTTGACCAGATTGGCCATGACGAGGGATTTTTTGTATGCCGCTACAATCTCATCGCTCCAAACTTCAGGGATGAAGGTTGCTGCGGTGGTGGTTGTAACGTGATTGGTACCTAAGCCCATTTGAATACTCCTATAATTTCAGAAATGTAAAATTTATTTGACACGACCCTGTGCATAAGCAGCCATGATTTCGGGTTGAAGCTGCTCATAACGATCTGGGTCAGTCATCTTAAGACGGATTAAATCCGCACGACGATAAATTTTCTTTGCAACCTCGCCAGAACCACTTGTATCCACACTAGCGGCCTTTAAAGCTTGTGCTTGTTGCTTCTTACCAGTTTCCTGTACGGTGTTGTTGCGAACCTGTTTCAGTTCTTTATACGTGCTCAAGAGTTCATCCGCTGCGGGAAAGTCAAACTCAGCGTCTGCCTTGGCGTAAAGACTCATACGAATAGGACTTGCTTTCACCCACTCCTGAAATCCAGTATCGTTGGCAATAGTGCCAAAGTCAGGATGTTTGGATGCAAGCTGCTGTGCTGTCTTCATACGCTTTAGCTCTAGGTTAGCTTGTTTAGCTTCCAGAACTGCGGGATTGTTCTCGATTGCACGTTTAATTGAATCTTGAGGGTTCTCAAAGAAATCAACTTCGGGCGCACTTTCAACAGTAGTGGGTTTATCTGCTTCGAGTTGCCGTTTGAGTAACTGGTCCGCTAATGAACGTACTTCATGTACTTCCTGTGCTTGCCTCCCAATCATCTTTTCAGCTTCTTGGTGCATCTTAACAATATCCTCTAAGGACTTGTCTTTGTATTTATCAGGAATTACCTTCTCTACCACAACCTCTTGAGTTTGTTCCTCTACAATGGGAGTCTCTTGGGGTTGTTCTTCATCAATCGTGTCCAGTGTTGGGTCAAACGATTCTTGCTCAATAAGTGCCATACTATTATTCTCCTGTCTCTAATGAGATTATAGGACTATGAAATGTGAATACTGATTGCTCAGTACTTACCCGTTTTGAAGTGTTATTCTGGAACAGCGTAAGAGGCTTTCCTTTCTTGCTTCAGCTTCTCACTTCGTTTGCGTTCCCATGCGTCATATGCACCCGGAAAAGCACCTGTGATGCCTTCCAAGTTACACCGAACACTGGAAACAATTCTTGTTGAATGCTTACCGCAGGCTCGACAAGCGAGTTCCCTGACGGTTTCATCCACTAATGCTTCAGAGATGTGTCCATCTTCACAAACAAATTCAAACATTCGACGCATTACTGTGCCTCCTGTAACAATTGCTCATAAACTTCTTCACAAGTCTTCTTGCGGTTTAAAATAAGGTCTAGAATATCCAACTGGCCTTGACGATAAGATAATGATTGTGCGTCCTTTACCGTGCGGATGTTTTCTAGCTCTTGCTTTAACTTTTCGAGGTCTTCGAGCAAGAATGACCACCCTTGAGTGGACATCATGTTGAAGGTTTCCTCATAATACTTTTGAAGTTCCTTATCCATGAGGGGAAACTCCTTTCATTGATTTATTTAGGCTGCCGATTCTGCATCTGTGCGAGTGCGATACGCTCGTTTGAGTCAATGTCTTTCTCTTTGAGCATTAAATCAGCCAATTTCATGCGTTTAGCGAAGTCGGCATCCTGATCGAGGTTCGTAGCAGCGGCTTGTACCACTTTTACGCGCAACTCTTCAGGCATGAGCTGAGTTTCAACCATTGTTTGCTGTGCTTCTGCGGCTGCCTTCTGAGTCTGGGCCTGCAAGAGAGCCAAATCAGCCTGCAACTTAGCCATAGCTGCTTGTTGAGCCATCTGTTGCTGCTGTTGAGCCTCAGGATTAGGCTGACTCATTTGTTCCAGAGCGGCAATCAGTTCATTTCGGTTGCTCAACGAGCTGTTACCCAAGATTCCTTTGAGAATCAGAGGCAGAACTGGAGTGTCTGGGCCTAATGTCTGCAACAATGCAATGAATTGCTGCTGTTCAAACTCACGAGCCAAGATACCCAGAGTAGCTGTAGGCGCGAATTTCACGTCTACAGAAGGGTAACGCTCAGGATCAAACTGCATGTAGCGCCAAGCGGCCTTGTTGATGAACGGAATCAAGAAATCTTCTTGGAAGTTCGTCAATGTACGCTTGTATTTCTTGATAATGCCTGCCATTGCCATCGACATACCACCTGCGCCAGCGTCACGAGGAGCTGCTGAAGGCATACCCGCACTGTCAACAGTACCTGTAGCTTGCAAGAGGAGGCGTTCGTAGTTCTGAGAGGCTCTCACAGAGGAGTCATCAGGTGTGCCGAAGCGCAAAGGCATCATGATCTGGTTAGGATCGCCGTTGGTCAGGAACGCTTTACCGGGTTTAACCTCAAACTTAGCACCACGAGGCAAGCGAGTAGCGTCCATAGCCATCATGGGAACGGCTGTCAAGGCACGGGCATCACTGTCCATACGCAAGCTACCGTCAATGGCCTTCTGCATGTTGTAGGCCTTCTCCGCTGTACCACGACCCCATACACGTCCGGGGACTGTATCGTCTTGGTACAACATGACAGGACGATCCTTCATCATGTAGGGATTAGCTTCAGCCTTCAGGAG